TTTATATATTATATATAATTTAATAAATTATATAGATATAAACATTAATAGTGAAAAAAATTGTGAAATTTTACATATTTCAAGTAATTTTAATATATCATTATTATTATAAATACCATAATAATATATTTTGATATGTTTATTTATAATTAATAATTGTAATAAAGGTAAAATTAAAATATGAGTTAAGTTTAAATTTAAATTATTTATTATATTTAATAATGGAATAAAAGGGCATATCGCTGATAATATTAATATATTTAAACCTAAAAACATAGATTTATTTTTACCAATTACTATTGGTATAGTTTTAATATTACTTTTAAAATCGTCTTCAATATCTGTTATATCTAACATCAATTCTCTCCATAAAATAGAGAAAAATATATATGTACTTGGTATAATTGTTCTTGATAAACTATCAATACCATTAACTGAAATACCACCTAATATTATTGTAAGAGATATTATAAATGCAACTGATACATTTTTTATTATTAATATATTTTTTAATATTGGAGTATATATATATGTAATTATTAATGAATATGATATTAATTTTTTTAAAATACTATTATTTATTAAAGTTGAAATATTAAAAAAAGCTAAAATATATAAAATATTACATAGAAATAATACTTGTTCAGTAGTAACTTTTTTCATATTTAATGCATTTTTTCGAGATTTATCATTTCCATTATGATAATCAAAATAATCATTTATAATCATACTTAGAGAACCAATAATCATACTTAAAAAAGCTGTATTCCATAAAGTAAAAGAATATAATATTGAAAATTTTTTAATAGCTATTAAACCACCTACTAATACCAGTCCTATTTCACCAATTATATTATTAGGTCTTGACATTTTAAAAAGTTCGTTTTTAACATTTAAAATATTAATAGGGCTTTGTTTATTCATTTTAATTGATAAACAATTAATTTGTTTAATATTTCCAATAATAGTAGTTCTTGGTGGATATATTATAAAAGATTTTGCATTATTTATAAAAAATAATATTAAAATTATTAATTCTTTTTTCATTATATTTATTTATATAATATATTCTTAAATAAATGATTACATATTTAATTATCATACCTATAAGAATTCAATGTATCAAAATATTTTTTTTTCATATATCCATTTATTATATACTTACTAGAAAAATGCCAATAAACATCTTCATTATTTAATAATAAATTTCCTGAATAAATTTTATTTTCGTATATTTTAATTTTATTAGATAATTCGTTAATATTTAAGTTTTCCGGTATTAGTGGTATAGGATATAAATTAGAATTTTGTTGTAATTTTCTAATATATAGGTAATTATCATCAACTATACATGACATACTATTATTTATTTATAGAATAATATCATTTTTTTAAAATAAAATAGTACATTTCTTATTTTTTAATAAATTTTATAAAAGGTTTTTTTAAAAAAAAAAAAATTTAAGAAATGTACTATTTTATTTAAATATTATTGAATTATACATTTAGTATTTTTAATCAATGTTTTAACCATATAGGTATCATATAATTCATATCCAAATTTTCTATAATAATTTCTAACACCAGTACCACTAATTATTGCAATTTTATTATAACCATTATCTAATGCAATTTTTTCAGCTTCTTCGATTAATTTTTTACCAAAACCTTTATGTTGCATGGATTCGTTTATATTATTTCCCACATTATTCAAATTAGAATATACGTGTAATTCTCTAATTAATGCAGAATTTTCTAAAATAGGTAATACATTATCATAATCTTTATTCAATCTAAGTCTAATAAATCCTATTAAATATTTATCTGTTTCGTATGATATAAAATATTCAATTCCATTTGAACCATAATATGTTTCTATATTTAATTTAATATCTTCAAAATTAACAACATTATTACCCACTTCTTTACATCTTATACAAATACATTCCCAATTATTTTTTTTCATATCATTTTGTAATAATTGTCTCATATTAACATATTTTTTATCATAGCCACCTGTAATATAAGAACTTGGAATATCTCTAATTATTCTATTTAATCTTTTCCATTTTTGTACTTTTTTCTTGAATTCTTTAATTAATTCATATAATTTTATATCATCATATGGAATATATTCTCCACTATCATACCATTTTTTAATTTTTGTCCATGGTACTATTGCGGTTGGATATATTTTATATTGATCTACCTGTAATCTCTCGTCATATAATGAAGAATTAAACATATCCTGGTCTTTTTCATAACTCGAACCTGGTAAATTTGGCATCAAATGAATATCAATTTTATAACAATTATTTTTTAATAATTTTATAGCATCATATACACATTCAATATCGTGACCTCTATTAATTTTTTTTAGAACATCATTGTGTGTATGTTGAACACCTAATTGAATTCTTGTGCAATTATATCTTCTAAAATGTTTAATTTCTTCCAATGTAATAGTATCTGGTCTTGTTTCCAATGTTAAACCAATTATATTAATTTTAGACTCTATATCATTTATAGTTATTTCTTCTTCAAGTGATAACATTTTTCTTTTATAAATATCATAATATGTATTTGCTGCATAATATAATTCTGTAATAAATCTATCTTGATATTGTCTTGGGTATTCTGTCCATGTTCCACCCAATACAATTATTTCTAATTTATCTGCAGTATGTCCCATTTGAATTAATGTAGATATTCTTGCATTAAATTGTTTAATAGAATCAAAATCATTATCGTTTGCTCTTAATACAGCTGGTTCTGAAAATAAATAACTTCTTGGTTGTGCGACCCAATTGTTTCCTTCATGTGCTTTCTCATTAGGACAATATGCACAATCGTGTTTACATGAAAATTTAGCAATATTTGTATTACCATCATCATCAATATATTCAGGATGTGCAGATGTTAATACTGTAATAACTAAAACACCTGAATTAGATTTTTGTTTTTTTTTAGTAATAATATTTTTTAATTTATTATCATCTAATTTAAGTGTGTTATATATTTTAATTAAATCACAATTTGATAAAGTAACCTTATATTTTCTTTGAATTTTTTTTTGAAAAATAATTACATCTTTTTTATTTTCAAATAAATTATAGGAACTATTAAATTCATTTATTAATTCTTGCCATATATTTTCACTTATATTATTTTTTTTATGTTTAATACTATCTTCAATATCAGAAATTTCAGATAATAAATTATCACACATATTATTATTATAATGATAACAAATAATCATTTTTTAGAAATATTATAAAAAAAAATAATTTTATATTTAATCAATATTATTATATATACCAAATTTTAATTCAATATATTTAATATTACTATTATATTTTATTTTAAATAATTGACATTTAAATTTATCAAATACGGATATGTCTTCAAAAGTAATAATATTATTTAAAGTTTTTATTTTTTCCATTTTTAAAGCTTTATTGGCTTCTAATAATAATGTAAAAAAAGTAGGATTAACTAATAAATTACTTACATAATTAGGATTATTATTATATATATATCCTGGATATATAATTATAACATTGCCTTTAATTGGAATATCATATAAAAATGATTTGCAATAAAAATCAGTAATATCATATTTAATACTATATTCTATATCATTCACTTTTTTTATAGTTAATGGTCTTAGTATATTGCATAATTTATTAATAACTAAATTAATAAATTCTAAGTCTGATTCTAAATCATTTATTCTTATTTCAAATATTTTATATAATATATCATCATTTAAATTATTCATTTAATAATAATATAAAATTATTATTATATATATTCTGGCGAAGATGATAAATCAGCTTTCGGAATTTCAACAAATTCATAGGGACTTGAAGCTAACATGGGAGAATTAAATGTAATATTATTAGGAATACTATAAATATCTCTTAAACGTTCACCAACAACAATATCATCCTTTATAAATATTTTAACATCATAATTATTATTCGCTGGTATCATATAAAATTCAGAACTATGTCTGTCTTTTTGTCTTGCAAATAATTTCCAATTATTACCACCCGCATCCTTATCTATATCTTGATTAATTAAATAACCAACTAATCTATATTTATCACCTGAATTATTTGTAGAAACATACATATTTCTATTATCTATATTATTTCTCAAATTAGTTTGTGTTATAGTATCTGATCTATTTAGTGGTGGATATAATTGATCTTCTAAAACACGATAATCTCTATCATCATTTTTAGTATTATCTTTATAATTTGATATAAATATATTATTATTTTTAAGTTTATTATATTCAGATAAACTCATACATATTTTATCATTATCAATTTTATTATTATTATTATAAAAATAATAATATATTATAGATATTATAATTATTATAATTAAAAATAATAATATATTATATAATTGTATATTTTTAAAGGTGTTTTTTTTTATCATATTCTACTAATTATTAAATAGAAAACTTTATTTTTTAAATAATATAAACCAATTTTGCAATTCCCATGATAATTTATATTCACAATTTATAAGATCTGCTAATTTTATAATACTATTATAGTCATGTATATAATAAAATCTCTTTATTATATTATCTTTACTTAATTTCCAATCCACATAATTTGGACCTACTTCAAAATTTCTATAATCATTTTTATTTTTCATATTTTCATCAATATTAAAATATTTCTCTTTTGACCAAAATGATATAAGTAATTCTCCATTTGAATTTAATTGTGATAACATATTATTAATAGCAATTATTTGAGACTCAAATGTTTCCAAATGATGTAAAACGGCAATACATATAATTTTATCATATTTAATAATAGATTTATTATTTAACACATCATAATAAAATACATTTAAATTTTTATTTCTACATATATTTAATAAATTAGTAGATATATCATATCCTGTACATTTATAACCCAATGTTTTAGCATAAATCATATTTTTACCATTACCACAACCAACATCTAATAAATTATTATTAATAGAATTATAATTATTTAAAAATAATTTAACATTATTCCAAATTCTAACTCTTGAATTATCAAAAGAATAAGATATAATATCGTAATGATTTGCAATTATACTATTATGTTTATTCATTTTAAATAATATATAAAAATAATTTATCAATTTTTAATTTAGTTATTATTTTTCTTTTTATAATAAATAAATGTCAAATAAAAAAAAATATTTTATTGAGTGTAAAATTTATAAATAAAAGATTTAATTATAATAATTAGAAAAACTATAAAAAATACTATTTAATCAGTTCTAACTAATTTATATTTACGTAAATTATTAGATTTAACCAAATTGTTATTAGATTTACGTAAATGTAAATTATGTAGTGATAATTTATGTAAATTTTTATTTATAATTAAATTATTTTGAATAAAATTATGTTTAATTTTATAATTATATAAACTATTTGTTGTAAAAATACAAAATAGAATGATGAATAAATCATACATTATTCGCTATAATAAAATATATATAAATAAATAATCAATTTTTATAATATTAATAAGTACTATATACATTTTTATAATAGATATAAAATGATTGTAAATAATTTCTATATATTCAGTATTGATATGATTTATAATTATATATGTAATTATATTATTTATTATATTAATTTAGATTTTAGCACTAATATAAAATATAATAATAATTTACGAGATAATTATTATTATATTTATAAATTTTATATAAAATCTAAAGTGCTTTTATCCAATCTAATTCATTATTTAATAAATTAGATGGTTTTTCCAAAATTATTATTGGATTTAATTCTAAATTTAAAATAAATTTCTTCATATCTTCTATATTTATTTTACCATCAAATATAAATTCGTGTCTATCTACAAGAGAACCCTTCTCTAATTTACTATTATTATAATGAATAACTACAATATCTTTCATATTATTTTTTTTTATCTTTTTATAATAATCATTTATGTTATAACCGGATGACCAAATATGTGCAGTATCTAAACAAATTCCTAAATTTTTTTTATCTTTTAATGTAAATTTATTATAAAAATTTAAAAATTCATCTACATCTTTAATCAATTCTGTACCTACACCAGCTGGTGTTTCTATTATTAATTTACTATTAAACTTATTTTCATATTTTACTTGTAAATGATTAATGATATATTTGATAGAATCAAACATATTTTCCAAACCTTTATCATATGTATTTGTTGTATGTTTACCAACATGTATTATAACACCTGTCGCATTTAATAATTCACATACTTCCAATTCTTTAATTAATAATTGTATCCAATATCTATCATTAATATCTGTTATTCTTTTATTAATTTTATCATTTGCTAAATTAATAGTATACGAACCATGAACTATTAATTTAAAATTATTATCAGTACAATAACTTAATATATCATCTTTTTCCTTAATATATTTTTGAATATCAGGAAATTTACTATCACGTGGATTAGAAACAAATAATTGTAAAGCGTTACCGCCATTATTAGAAATATCTTTTATAGTTTTTACAATAGTTGTATTTCTATTAATATGTGCTCCTATATATTTCATATATATATTAATGTTTATATAAATAATATTTACATTATTTAAATCATTTTTTTTTCATTGTAATACAACTTGTATGTTCATAATCTTTTGGCATATAAGAATGTATATTATTATTATTATCAATAAAACACTCTCTCTGTAATCTTTTAGAATATTTAAATATTGAACGAGATATTTTATCTCCTTCCAATAATGTTATAATTAATGTATGCAATGGGGCATCTCCATATCTATAATAAAATATATTACCATTATTATCAATTTTATTAATTATTTCTTTTACATCTTCTCTTTTCCAAAAATTAACATTTGTTATAAAAAAATTATTATAATACATTAAAGGCATTATAATATCAATTTCATTATTATCAAAACTTTTATTCTCAACAATTTCATATAACTTTTTAAATTTATAAAAAGTCGAATCTGAATCTTTTAATTTTGTAGAAACAAACATATCCTTTAATTTATCATTAGAATCTGGATGTATTGTTTCAAATAATTCCTTCATACCATAATTACATATACCACAATCTACATGAATTAAATTAGACATATATACATGGTCTTTTGATTTAATTATTTCAAATAAATCATTCTTAATTTTCTCTTCTATTATACTATCATCATCTATACGCATAATATAATCATAATTTTCTACATATTTTATAAAATTTTTTATCCAAAAATAACACATTAATCTATATCTAATATTTCTCCAATAAGGTACGGGATTACATTCTATACATTTTATTAATTTTTCTTTATCAATATGTGTAGGTATTTCAAAATCACTACTATCAATTTCTTTAAATTTTATTAGATTTTTATAATCACCCCTGACTCCATTTTTAATTTCTTCCTTAGATTTTTCATCATAATCTTTTTCATGTAAAATAATAATTGGATATTTATAAATTGAATTAAAATTTTTAAATAAAAAATATAATGTGGTTTTTAAATAAATTTTTCTTTCCAATGTATTTTGTGTTAATATTAATATAGCCGCATTAACCATTAATTAATTAATTATTATTTAATTCTTAAATAGTAATTTAAGATGGATAAAAAGGTATAATTTCATCAATTTTATTTAAATCTTTTTTAGTAGCATATATATATTTTGTTCTATTTTTAGAATTTATACATTTATCCAAACTTGTATTTAAATTTTCCATATTTTTAGAATTTAATAAATTACTTTTATTTTTATCTACTAATCTTTCTTGTATTAATAAACGTTCATTATTTATTTTATATATACCATTTATATAATATTTATTAAATTTTCTATAATTATCTAATTCAATATCATTTAATGCTATTTTATAATAAACAAATGAATATAAATTTATATCTAATTCACCATTTTTATTTAAAATAAATTGATTAGAACCCAGAGATAATTTTTTATCATTATCATAATCAAATGTATATATTTGTTTATTTAATATAATTTTAACTTTATTACCATCAAATATTAATCCTATTAATATAGGGTCTGTGTCTATTATATTATGTTGGTCTATATTATCTAAATTATATTTTTGCGAACCAATAGTAACATCTATTTTATATTCATTAGAAATATTAGTTAAATTCATAGAAATTACATTTGGAATATATTGTGTATTTTCATGACTATCTAATGAATCTTCTGCGTGTGTATTGCATAATATTTCAAATAATGTATGTGTTTTTTTAATATTATTTATTTTAGTCATTAATAATATTGAAAATGCTGTTAAATTAAAATCTTTACTATCATTATTTGAAAAATATATACCAATAGGTCCTTTTAATTCTACATTATTTATATTTGCAATATTTACATATTCATCATTTATTATATTTATAGGATTATTTAAAGCAAAATAATAACCCTTATTATAATCTGTTGGTGCTATATTTTCTATATTTATATAATCATCATACCATTTTAATTCTTCATTATATAATTTTTTATTATTATATTCATATGTTGTTAATATCATATATATATGGGAAGATTGTGGTAAAATATACTGATATTCATTCTCAATAATATTTTCACTTTTGTCTATTTTGTCTACTTCTCCATCATTTTCAAAATTTTCTTGCTTAATTATATTTTTATTTACAAAATAGTTATTTAATATTAAATAACTTAATGTTAGAAATAATCCTAATAAAAATCCTAATATGGGAATTATTTTACTATATATATTATTATTTAACATCTTCTATTATTATTATATAATAAATATATATAAAGAATTAACAAATTAAATTTTATTATAATGGGAAAAAAAATAGTTGATAACACTAATTACGAAAATGATGATAATAGTATTTGTTCATCCGACGAAGATACACAGGGTATAGCTGGCCTTATTAATAAATTAAGAAACAATTCTACTAATGATAACGATTCTAATTCATCTGAAGATATAGAAGACATTGAAGAAGAGAGTACATCATGTTCTTCAGACGATGATGATAAAAAAATTTCAACAAGTGATAAAAAAGTTAAATTTGATAAAAATAAAAGAAATAATAATAATGAAAAAGTTATTAATAAAGAAAGTGACGAAAGTGATGAAAGTGATGAAAGTGACGAAATTGATGAAAGTGACGAAGGTGATATAGAATACGATGATGAAGATGATGATGAAGATGATGATGACGATGACGACGACGATGATGAATTTAATTTAGGTATAACAGAAATAGGTTTTGCGAGTATAATGGAAAATTTCTTTGTAGACAAAGAAACAAATAATTCTGTAGGAGATTCAATGGCAACTATATCATCAGAATTACATAATTTAAATCGTAATATTAAAAAATTTTATAATCTATATAAACAAAGCTTAAAAGTTTGAAATCTTAATTAATAATACAATCATTTTTATAATTCTGAAAATGAATATTTGAAATATTCATATATTCTTTATTATTTATCCATTTTAATTCTTTAATTTCAAATTCATTATCACGAATTGAAATATTTACAACATACGAATCATTAATATCTATTAATTGTTTACTTATATATAGTAATGTATTATTTATACAATATTCTAATTTATTATAATTATTTAATCTAATCTGAAATTTATCATTTATATTATATTTATAAAATTTTCCAATTAAATTATTTTTTTCATATATTTCTAAATTATTATAATTATCAAAATATATACCATATTCAAAATTAGTCCAATTTAAATTTTCTTTTTTTTGTAAATTAATACCAACTATTCCTCTTTTATATTCACTTAATATTGTAAATTCAATTCCTCTAATATCTGAAATAGAATTATTATTTAAATTAATTTTATTTTCAGATATTATAAAATTACTCCATATAGTATCTTTTCCTATTTTTTTTATTATATTATTATTTATTAAAATATCTTCTTGTATTGATTTAAAATTAATAAATTTATTTGTTGATGGCAATTTGATAAAAGTAAAATCATTTTCATCAATCCATATTATATCTTTAATTATAAATAATGAATCATATATTGATAATTTTATATAATAAAAAATATTACTATTTACAATATATTCACTCGTGTATAATAATATATTATCTATTATATATTCAATTTTATTTTCACTATTTATTCTAATTTGTACAATATCATTAATATTATATGCACCTACTATACCAGAAAAAAACCCATTATCATTTATATATATAATATTATTATTATCAAATATCATATAATTATATTCTTTAATATTATATAAACCAATTGTTCCATATTTAGAAATAGAAGATATTTTAAATTCTATACCTTTTATATTATTATCATTTAATTTTATAAAATTATCAGATTTACATACACTAAAATAAGAATCTTTACTATTATTCTTAAGTTTTACTATTTTATTATCATTTATAAAGATATTATTAGATTTGTTATTAATAAATTTAATAATATCTTTAGATTTTAAATTTATTAATTCTGATAATGAATTATTATTTATCCATTTAATATTTTTAATTTCAAAATCTTTATTATATATATATAAATTAATATAATAATTATTATTTAAATCATCATCGTCTATTGTGGTTTTATATAATAATATATTATTTTTTATAAATTCTATATTTTTATTATTATATATTATTTTTATTATATCATTGATATGATATATACCTATTGTTTCTATTTTTATACCATTTAAATATAATATAATATTATTATCATATAAATATAAACCATATATAATATCACTTTCATCATCATTTATTATTTTTTGCTGTTTTATAAAAGCAATAATACAACTATTTGTATATTTAATTATTGTAAATTCAATACCATTTATATTTTTTGTAAAATTAATTAATTCTTCAGAATATAATAAAGAAGATTTATTATTTATATTTATCATCTTTATATTTTTATTATGATATATATGATTTAATTTAGATATTTCAGTTATCCATAACAAATTATTAATTATAGTATCAATATCGTGCAATAATATTTTAATATAATATGAATTATTAATGTCTATAATAAATGAATTATTATATAATAAAATATTATTTTTAATATATAATAATTCATTATACTCATTTAAACTAATTTCAAAAATGTCATTAATATTATATCTTCCAATATATTTTTTATTATCATTTTCATATAATATTATATGATTATTGTTATTAAATTCAATAATAATATTTTCATTATTTGAATAATTAATTAATTTAATTTTAAATAATTTATTAATTGTATAAATATTAAATTTAAATCCTTTTATATAATCAAATGTAAAACTATTAGAAATAACTTCGTCTCGCCAATCATTTATATTTATTTTATTTAATATGTTATTATAAATATTACAAATAATATTATTATTATCATTATTATTATGAAAATAAATTTGCGAATTATCATTTATATTATCAATACTTTTAGAAGAATATATCCATGTAAAATCAGATAAAATAGTATTTTTAGAGAATATTTTTGCATGTAAATATAAAGCATCTGGATTATATTTAGAATTATATATTTTTTTATTATCAACATTAAACTCTATTATATTTTCAAAAATATATACAGATATATAATTATTATAATTATATTTACCTATTTTTATAATATTATTATTTATTATAGCATATATATTAGATTTATTAACTTCAATTCCATAAAAATATTTATAATTTATATCTGTTAAAAAAACTTTTAATTTTGATGATATATTATTAATTCTAAATTGAAATCCAGATAAATCCATTTTATTTTCTACTATTGCAGTATTATTCCATGTATTATATAAATGTGTATATAATGAATTATTATTAAAATTGTAACTATTTAATTCTGTCCAATTAATTTTTAATAAAGGATTTTTTATAATTAAATTTGGAGATAAATTTTCAAATTCTATTTTATATGTAATTTGTTCTAATATTTTAATTATTTTTTTATCATAAATACTATTGTTTTTATTACAAAAATCAATTAATGAATCTTTTAAATAATTATTTAATTCATCAATTACTTGCATTATATATTTATATATTATATATAAATAAATGATATATTTTATATATTTATTTATAATTAATGAGTAAATATAATATACAATTATTTATAAATGAAATAAATTTGAATATTTCATCAAATAAAAATGAATATACATATAATGAATTATTTAATATATTTAATAATACTATATCTATAATTGATAATAAAAATAAAATATATGATACTAATTATTCTTCAGAAGAAGAACCACCTATTTTAAAAATAAATATAAAGAAAAAATCTAAAAATAAATTGGTTAAAAAATAATATATTAACTTATATATAAAATGAATGAATTTATTTTTAATAATTTAACAGGTGCTATATATGAATCATAAACAAATAGTGTAAAAAAA